AAAAAAATTATTTTTTTTTCCTAACCCAGTTCTAACTTTTGGAACATAATCGTTATCAATATAATGTTCGACTAATTTTTTGCTGAATTCGTCCAAATTATTATAAAATTCTTTTATAACACTTTTCTGCATGTATTAAAATTATAAAATAAAAAGTTTATTTCAAACTATTTATAAATTAGAAATAATTAAAATTTATCATGGGAAATACAGCAGCTAATTATCAAGCAATTCCATTGTTAACCAACGGAAATTACAATTTTTATCCGTTCGATTCTACTGGCTATAGAACAGGAACTACTGTTCATCAGTTGTTTTGTTTGACCGCAGGATCTATAGTCATTTATCCATTGAATGGTCCATCATTTACTTGGACTCCAACGGTTAATAGTACATCTATAGATATTTTAGTATCAGGGGTAACAGTTTCTTCTGGAACTTGGGTAGCTTTCAAATCAAAATATGACACAAATCCTTTCTATAGTAAAGGTGCTAATCAATAATTTAAATTTAAATGTCTGATTGTGTATTTAATTGTCTGAGTGGAACTTCTGAAACTGATAAACAGGAGTTATTCTATATGATTCGTCAAGAACTTGGAGAACCAGTTGTCCAAGTTGAATTGGCTGATTCACAATTAGAAGTTGCTTTTTGTAAATCCATCAGAGAATATTCTACTTTTATAAATAATTGGTCTTTAGAGAACAGAATGTCGCAGATGTTAGGTTTGCCAAAAGACATTGATTTTACATTAAAATACGTTTCAAATAATTTTTCTTTTGAAAGATCTTTTTCTAAAGCTTATTCTGAGCAAGCTGGAGCTGGTTCTGACTCAATTAGAGAAATGAAAACAGCTTCAATTACTCTTTCTGCTGGCACACAAGATTATTTTATACCAGCTGGAAGAGAAATAAATGAAATTTTATGGTTTACGCCATCAATGATTAATTTATTTGGTCTTGATGCGTTTTCGAATTCAAATATTGCATTTACAGAATTTGGTGCATCATTCGCTGGTCATAGTTTATATTATATTATGCCAGTTTTTGATACTTTATTAACATCTACATCAGCAAAAGTTAGAAATAAAGTTAGATCTGCTGAATATTCTTATAGAATTACTGGTGCTGCTAATGGAACAAAAAGGTTAAGTTTATATCCAATACCAAATAATACGGGCAATACTGTTTATGGTATTACTGGTGGTGTTGGTGGTCAAACTCCCGGAACTGTATTTTATCGTTATTATGATGAAATAGGTCAAGCTGGTAACTGGTCTTACAGTGGTTATTCTGCTAATCCAAATTATACAGGAGGAACAGGATCTCAAGGAAATGGGTTAGTATCCGGTCCTGCTGATGCAAGATTAGAATTTTTAACTTATGATGAATTAAATTCAAATGGTAAATATTGGGTTCAAAGGTATGCTCTAGCAATATCGATGAGAATTTTAGGTTTATCAATTAGAGGTAAATTTGGAGGAAATTTACCAATTCCAGATGCCGAATTAACTTTAAACAGTTCCGATCTTTTATCAACTGCTAAAGATGATATGGCTAATTTGAAAGAAGAAATTAAAACTCAATTAGAAAAATTAAATTTCAAAGCATTGCTTGAAAATAATTCTTCTATGCAAGAAAATATAAATAAAACACTATCCTACAATATGTTAGGAATTTACATAGGTTAATAAATGGCAGATTTACCATCAAATAATAACGAACTCAGAAACGAGAGGGTACCCAAACCAGAGGAGGCTAAGGAATTAGACGTAAACAAAAAAGGTATAAGATTATTTTTTGGAGAAAAAGAAAGACGTTTATTAGATGGGATGGGTAGGGAAATTGTAAATGATATTTTATTAGAAAGTTTTCTACTTTATAGAATTGATTATCGAACTACCAAAACACATAGAGTTTACGGTGAGGCAAAACAAAAAGTTTATGAAGCACCTATTGAAATTTTCGGAAGAGTAACAGTCGAAACAGATTCTCCAAGTTATTTTGCTCCGGGTGGATTAATTAGAGAAGGTTTAGGCAAGTTTACAGCACATGTGTATTTGACTCACTTAGAGGAAATTAACGCTACTATTCGTATGGGTGATTTTATATATCACAAAGGAAACTACTATGAGATTATTGATAACGGTGCGTCAGATATTAATAATAAATACGCTTTTGGATCAGATAAATTCTTCTATATAACAATAAAAGGAGTCGAGGTTAACTCTGACGTATTCCAAGCCCGTTAAACAATCACTTTGTTTTTTATAATTTTTTATAATAAATTTGACAGTTTTCATACTGTCAGTTGGCAAATACTATTAAAATAAATAGAGGGCTAGTTACAATACTAGCTAAGGATAACCAATGGTTAAAAGCCATTAGTGTATTCTATTCTCTTAAATTTTTATATTCTGGAGGAATTATTTTAGATATTACTAAAAGATATAGTTTTTTTGCTAATAAATTAGGGATTTCTGAATCAAATTTAAGATCAAAAGTCAAATTCCTAATTAAAAACGGTTTAATTGAGAAAAAAAATAATAATTTATATTTCTCTAGTTTCAATAAAATTAAAGAAAAATTTAAGATTAAAACCCAAAAGGGGTATAAGTTAGCGTATAAAAATCCGAAAGAGCTGGAAGTTATTTTGAAAACTCTGGTTTTGGAAGAAAATTTACATACACAGGAATTTAAGTTAAAAGAGAAAATATTATCTGAAGAATTAAAGAAGTTCGGCAAAATTGAGGCAAAGTCCACACGGAAAAAAATTAAGAGGTATTTGAGAAAATATCTTAGTCATTTGACTGAAAAATATAAAAAGCGTGAACTTCAAAATTCTAATGATAATTTATTACGGAATAAAAGAATTAATACAGATCTGACTTTATCTAGAAATAAAATAGCTAATAGTTTTGGCAGGAAGTCTAAATCCACTGGAAGTCGGTTTATAGATAAAGCTAAATCACTAGGTTTAGTTTTAGAGGATAAAAAGAGAGTAGAGAAAGTTAGATCTAACGTTAGTTATAAAATTATAAGATATATGGAATTAGACTCCTCCTATTTCATATTTAAAAATAATCTTTACAAAAGAATGTCAAATGAATTAACCTTTATCAATTTCATTGCCTAAAGTAGGTTGCATTTTTTAGAAATAGTGTTTTTTTATTAAATTATTTCTTCTATTTATAGATATAAAAATCACATGTCTATAACTAGAAATATTGATAATTTTTTAAATCAAAGCTTTAGAAATTTTGATTATCTTCCACAAAGGCTTCTTTTGGAAGATATGGATGATGGTCTAATATCTTTTATTCGTTCATTAGAAATTTCTGTTATTGATGAAAGGGCTAATACAAGAGCTGTTCCTGTCATATTTTTGACTCAAGAACGATGGGCTGAATTCAGGAATAATTTTAAATATCTTAGAGATGAAGCTGGGCAGGAAATTACGATGCCTTTTATGACTTTAAGGAGAAAATCCGTTAAACCGGGTGAAAATCCTTTAAAACGTTCAACTATACCCAAAAAAAAGAAATTTACTTTTTTGAAGGTAGCGAACTTTGATGGTCTAATTAAGGGATATGATATTTATAAAGTTCCTCAACCTCCAAGGGTAGATATTGAATATGAATTAAGATTTTTTTCTCATTACATGGAAGATACTAATGTATATTATGAGGAAATAATTGCGAATACATTTTCTGACAAAGAAGCATACATAAACATTAATGGTTATCCTCTTTTCACCGAAATGAGTGATCCTTCGGAAGAAAATACTGTAGATGACATAGAAGCAGATAGAAGGTTTAGCGTTGTTGTTCCTATGACTTTACATGGTAAAATTGTGGATCCTAGATTGTGGGAAAAAGTCCAAGCAATCAACAAGATTCGTATTGATATAAGTGAAAGTGGTGGTAGTTCTTCTTTGAATAACCCAAATCCGATGATTGGTACTGTAAATGATTTCGTGGTCAATGGATATGTAGATGATTATTTAGAATAAATTAAAATAAAAAAAATAAATGGGATTAGTATTAAGATCAGTTAAAGGTTCAAAACTTACCATATCCGAAATGGATGGTAATTTGACATACTTACAATCGTTATCAGGAGCAAGTTCTGGTGGAACAACAAATCCAGCAGGTAATAATTCAGAGGTTCAGTTCAATGATAATAATAGTTTTGGTGCAAGTTCAAATTTTACATTTGATTCAATATCTAATATTTTAAACTTAAGTGGGGATGTTTATGCAAATTCATTCTATGGAGATGGAAGTAATTTGACTGGAATTATTTCTGTAGGTAGTATAGTTAGTGTTACATATGATGAATTATATAATTATTACACAGGTAGTACATTAAGTGCTGGAACTAATTATTTAATTACTGATTTCCAGACTTGTTATGATCAACCAGATTTTGATAACATGGGAAATGCAATTACATCAGGAAATTATAAAACCGGAAATACTGAACCATTAATAGTGTTAGCTATTTCAGGAAATGCAATTTCTTCAAATGTTTATTCTCCAACGTTTCCAAATCATACAATAAAGTATGATATAGATTTTACAACAACTGAAGTCACTAATAACTTAGCAAAGGGTAGAATTACAGAACGTATTGACGAGTATGGTAATAGAGCTGATTATGATTTTGTCGCAGTTCAATTTAAAAGATATAGTACATATTATTGCGAAAGATTTTATCAAGGTACAGTATCTATTGATAGTGGGAACGGATTGGTAACAGGTATAGGTACTACATTTAGTTCAGATTTTATAGAAGGAGATGTATTGGCAGTTTATACACCGTACAATTCTCCAATTGGTTGTTTTATGTATTATGAAATAATTGCTGTTAACGATAATACTAGTATGCAAGTTACAGGAACAACAATTGTATCAATGACTAATGTTGGTTATTCTCGTGGAGAGTATATGGGACAATTGAATCCATTTCAGTGTAATTTGTTTACATCCTCAGGATATAGTGAATACTATACTTTTAATAATAATCAAAATTATAATACTTATTTAGGAAATTATGCGTCTCTTTATAATAGTGATGAAAATACATTTTTATTATCAAACAACGTTTTTTTAAATGGGAACTATGAAAATAATGTATTCGGAGATGGAGTATTTAGTAATACTTTTGATGATGATATGGATTCTAATACTACAGGTACATATTTTCAATATAATATTATAAACGATGATTTTGATAGAAATAAAGTAGGGGTTAGATTTAGAAATAATATTATAATTTGTGATATGGCAGATAATAGAATTGGAAATTATTTTGAATATAATATGTTGGGAGATGATGATGGACAAGATTTTGATAATAATTTTATTGGAGATGGATTCGCAAGAAATTTCTTGACTTTCAGCAATGGTGATTTCTATAATAATAATATTGGAGATGATTTTTATGAAAATCTAATTGATAGAAGTTTTCAGAATAATTCGATGATAGGAACTGTATATCAGAATTCATTTATAGGTAATTTTAATGAAAATAAAGTAGGTTACAACTTTTATCAAAATTCTATATATAATAATTTTTGGAAAAATAATATTGGCGACAGTTTCAATACTAATACAATAGGAATAATTAATAATATAGGAGGATATTTGTTTGAGAATAATGAAATTATGAATAATTTCAAAGGAAATTTAATATTGACAAATTTTTGGAGTAATAGATTAAAAACAGATTTCAAAGGAAATCAGATATTTCAAGAATTTGGATATAACAATATAGGTTTCGGTTGTACGGTTAATAATTTTTCTGGTCAAACTAATCAAAACACAATTGGTGATTATTGTTATTTAAATAATTTAGGTGATTTTTCTCATAATTCTATTGGTGTAAATTTTTCATCAAATGAAATACAGGATGGATTTGGTTTTGGAGGAGGTCAATATAAAGGAAATATTATAGGAAATAATTTCTATGATAATACAATAGGAGAATATTTTTATGATAATTTTATAAGAGATAATTTTACAAACAATACTGTAGTAGATTATTTCCAACAAAATACTATTACAAACGATGTCGCTTTCATAGATTTTACAACTGCAACTACGGTTTATGGTTATTATAACTGTAATATATTCAGAAGATCGGATCAGGCTTTGAGACTTTCTTATTATGATGAAAATGATGTTTTAGTAATAACAGATATAACAAATTAAAATAATGTTAACAAGATATATAATAAATAAGCTTATTATTAACAATACCGACAAATAAAGCAAATCAATTTTGTTCGAGTGGAATATTGTCATTTGAAGTTTATGCAGATTAAAACAAAAAATTTTAAAAAATATAAAAATGATAAAATTAATAAAAAGGACTACGGATAATAAATTTTTAAAATCCATAGATAATGATAATTGGGTTGATGATTCAAGAGATGGTTTCGAAATGACTTATTTAGAATGTGAAAATATTAAATCAATACTTTTAAACTCATATTCCGAAGAACAAATCAAAGAAATAGTAAATTTAACTAAGTCTAAATTCACTACAAAACAAGAAAGAAAGATTATTAAAAATTTACTTAAATAAATAAAAATGAGAATAAATATATTAACTGAAAATTCAAAAGTTGAACAAGTTAGAGAAGCTTGGGTTAGCAAAGATATTATGAAGATACCTGTTTCTCCAACTGGTGAATATCCGGCAACCCATTGGTTTTGCACTATGGCTGGAGAAGAGTCAAAAATGAATCAAATTTTAGCAAAACAAAATTTATCAATAATGGAAGCAAATATTGGTCCAAAAGAATTCTTAGATAAATGGGGTCTGAAACTTATAAAAAAATAGAGAATTTTATCAGTGATTCACAAGTTGAACAAATAATAGTTTGGACAAAATCTTTGAATCATTCCTATAAAAAACCAAATCATCATTTAAATGAAATATCTAAAACATTAAATGGTAATTCATTTATTTTTGATATATCTAACAACGAAATGACTAATTATATAACTGAATACCAATCAATTGGAGAAATTTTTTATAATAAACCTCCAGAATTTATACTCGATTTACAAAAAAAAATAGCAGATCATTTTAACTTTGATTTGAACAATACTTTTTTACAAGTTGTAAATATGGATAAAGGTGGTGAAGTTAGTCCTCACTACGATGCTTCAGTAGATGGTTTTATAAATTATAAATGTAATTTATCTGTTTTGTCAGAAGACTATGATTTTTTTGTTGAGAAAGATAAATTTTTAGTAAAAAATAAAGATTTGTATTGTTTTGAAGCCTCTTTGTTCAAGCATAAAACTGGAAAATTTAATTCACAAAGAATAATGTTAAGTTTTGGTTTTATGATTCCTTATGAAAAAATGAACAGAAATGAAAATGATCCAAGAGTTAGATTAAGTAAAAGAATTAAAAAATATTTTCAAAATAATAAATAAAAAAAATAAACTATGGCTACAGTTACATATAACGTAAATATTGAAACTACATACGAGAATTTAAAGAGTTTAATTACTGGCTCAACACTTTCTCCCGGTTCAACATATAAAATAACAGGATTTAATAAAAATAGATTAAGTGGTTCCACGGATAACCCATTTGGTCACTTGCCAGAAATTTTATATGATGATGGTAATGATTTGGGAATTACAATCTATATGCAAGCTATTTCGACATCAGAAATATCTGATGCTGGTTTTGGGGAATTTTATAATCCAAAATACATAACTGATCCAAATAGTTACTTAAACAATGATGGTTCTGGTTTAATGGGAATATGGGACGGTGATAATCCAGATTTATCAGCAATTCCTATTTACACTATTGGTCAAGTTGTTTACTGGGGTGGATATGCTTGGGAAAACATAAGCGGTAATACGGGTAGTTCAGTTGATGCTTTTGAATTGGATGGTACAGATTGGTTAAAATTGCCTTATTCAAATGTAACACATTACAACAAAATTATTGATGAAATAAAAGTAGATTGGACTAACGGAATTTTAATAGAGAGATATAATGCTGATAATCAAATTTTAGCTAAATATGATCCATCACAATATTCATGGTGGATAAACGAAACACAGTTATATTTAAAATATAATCCAATTGTTGGCATTCCATTTGGTCTATATTCTGATGTTTTATTTGCTGAAACTAATAATTATTTTTTAGGAATATCAAATTTGAAAATAGTAAACTCACGTTGCGAATTAATTAATTTTAAAGGAGATTTAGCAATTAATATAAGTTTAGATCATTCATATTTATATGATAACTATTTTGGTTTACAAACTAGATTAAATGCAATTGAATTGGATAGTTTTTGTTATTTTCAAAATAATAGCCTTAATAGTGGCAGTACTATTGAGTCTTGTAAATTATATTCATCATGTGATATATATGGTAATTTTTTGACTGCTAGTACTATGAACCGCTTATTTATGAATGAAAGCTGCAATATAAATCAAAATATATTTCTAAATAATAATTTGTATAATAATATTTTAAACTTCGAATCATCAATATATAGTAACAATGCTAGTAATTCAAACATAAGTTATAATAATATTAATAATAGTTCGCAGATATATAATAATATTTTACAAAATTCTAGCAATATAGTTGAAAATTTTATTGATAATCACAGCAAAATTGCTGAGAATAATTTAACCTCAAGTCAAATAAATCAAAATTATTTAAAAAGTTTTTCAGAAATAACCTATAATCAATTTAGTAGTGTTTTTTGTAATTTTAATCATTGTCAAAATGCTTCTTTAATAAATTATAACATATTTGATGGGTCAAATATTTCTGAAAATACTTTGAAAAATAGTTGCAATATTAATTACAACACAGGTATTACTACATCACATATTTATAGAAACGAATTAAATGACAGTGTCATTTCATTTAATTATAATAGGACATATTCTCTTATAGCATCAAATATTTTAGCTGCTTCATCTATTAGTTATAATCAGTTATTAGATTCTGAAATATTGTATAATAAAATAATGCCTGAATCCAGTATTGATCAATGTCTTTTGGATACAAGTGATATTGTTAGAAATTATTTAGAAAATTCTGATCTTAATACAAACTCTTCTGGTATATTAACAGGTAAAATAATTCAAAATAATTATTGTGAAAATGCTACTGTGGTTGGAGATTTTACAAGTTCTACATACATATATGATTCTCAAACTAAAAAAATATTTACTAGAGAGGGTGGTGTATCGAAGTTAGGCTTTTATGACACTTCGAATAATTTTGTAGTATTTGATGTAAATGCTTGATTAATTTTTGAAAGTGTATTTAATCAAAAAAGTTTAATATCATTATTGAATAATTGAAAATATCAATTTTTAAACAATTTTAATTTTTTTTCCTGCGACTTTCAAAATTTATTTACTATTTATTTTAAATTGAATAGGAAAATTGAAAGCTCAAAATATATCAGGAAGAAGGATCAAAGTTGAGTATGGGTTCAGAAATATCAGAAAAAGAGAACTTTTGGAGCCCGGACAAATCATCGAAATCGATGAATTTGATCAAGATTATCTGAATAAATTGGGTGTTTTTAGGATGGGAGAAATGATAATAATTAATGAGGAACCAATCGATAAAATGGCTCAAGCAAAAAAAGATGCTGAACAATATATAAACCAAAATAAATAAACAAAAAAATTAAATATAAAAATAAATGGCACAAACAGTATTCGTTTCACCGGGAGTATACACAAGAGAGCAAGATTTCACATTCTTCGCTTCAAGAATAGGTTTAACCAGACTTGGATTGGTCGGTTTAACGCCCAAAGGTCCTGCTTTTGAACCAATAAAAATTGCTTCATCAGAAGGGTTTTCTAATAGATTTGGTAATCCAAACTCTGATTATCCTTTAACATATGTTGCATACAGATTTTTATCACAATCATCTGAATTGACTCTTACAAGAGTACTTGGTAAGGTTGGTTATTCAGGTTCAAATGCATGGTTGATAACTTCGGAGGCTTCTGCATATGAGTGGAGTGGTACTACGCTATCTGTTATCAAAAGTAAAAAAGATCCGAATACTGGAAATTTTTATTATACTGGTTCTACAGATTTAACATTATTTGGAACAAGTACTTTATTAAATTCATTTGGAATTTCTGGAACAACAGGACCTATCACTGGATTTTCTAGTTCAGCTATAACTGTATCACTTAATGAAGCTGATGATACTTATATTTTGAAATTAGTGGGTCAAACCCCTAAAAGTTTTGATGGTGATACTGGTTTTTATGTAGATTCAATTTTCCCACACTTAATTGGTCAATGTGCTACATATACAGCATCAACAATTGCTGGTAACATAGGAACAGCATTGACAACTTCATTTGAATTTAAGTCAAATGATGCATATAAGGATTATACAGAACAATTCAGGAATTCTATAACTCCAATGATTGTTGGTCAGGTTGTAGGAAGTACGGTTAGGGATTTGTTTAAAGTTGAAACTATATCTGATGGTGATGCTTCTGCTGCAGAAATAAAAGTTTCTTTTGTAAACTTAGATCCTGCCAATAATACATTTGATTTAGTTGTAAGAAGATTTTTCGACACTGATGCAAGTACTTTGACTAGTGGTAGATTAGAATTGTTCCGTCAATGTACAATGGATAGAACTAAGCCAAACTTTGTTGGTAAAATGATAGGTACAACGGATGAAATATATCCAAGACAATCAAATTACATAACAATAACTTTAGCAGATAATTTCCCACAAGATCAAGTTCCTGCTGGTTTCAGAGGTTATACATTAAGAACTGGCACAACTGCTAATGTTCCTCAAATTCTTTATAAAACAAGTTACCTTTCTTCAGATACTGTTTCTAAAACATATTTAGGTTGTTCTGAATTAGCATATACTGGTTTAACATCTGTTGTTGTAGGTGTAAAAAATGCAATACAAACTTTAGAAAAAGATATTTTTAAATTCCAAGGTTCTGATTCAACAGATGTAGCTACTGTTAAAGGTTTTCATATGGAAAGCACAGCTCCAACATCTACTTTCTATACTGGTATTGAAACAAGTTTGACTGATTATGAAAAACCAGAAAGAAAATTCACAGTAGCTCCTTTTGGTGGATTTGATGGATGGCAACCTTATACAATTCCAACCTTCACTAATGATGTTGCTGATGAAGACAATTTAGACGCATTTAAACTTTGTGTTGATTTAATGGCACCACCTGAGTCTGTGGATATAAATGTATTTGCTGCTCCAGATGTAAATTATTCAGATAATTTGAATGCTGTTAATTATTGCTTGACTATGGTTGAAGATAGAGCAGACTCTATATATGTAATAGAAAGTCCAAGATTGTCTACTGATTCTGCAAAAGCAACCGCTTCACAAGCTGCTGCTGCTGTAGAAGAATCTGGTATTGATTCTAGTTATGCAGCTACATATTGGCCTTGGATTCAAATTGAAGACCCAACAAGTAATAAATTCATTTATATTTCTCCAACTTCAGAAGTTGTAAAAAATATAGCTTTAACTGATAATATTGCATATTCTTGGTACGCACCAGCAGGTCTAAATAGAGGTCAAGTGACTTGTGTTAGAGCTGACATAAATCTCTCTAGAGATGATCGTGATACTTTGTATGATGCAAATATTAATCCGATTAATACAGTTGCTCAACAAGGTGTAACAATTCAAGGTCAGAAAACTATGCAAATTGAACAATCTGCTTTGGATAGAATAAATGTTAGAAGATTGTTGTTACAAGTTAGAAGATTAGTTGCAGCTGCTTCACAGACATTGTTATTCGAACCAAACGATCAAACAGTGCGTGACCAATTCTTAGCAAAAGTTGAGCCTATATTGTTACAAATACAAAATCAGAGAGGTATATTCGCATATAAAGTTACAGTAGATGATTTTAATACAGCTACTGAAGATTCTGATAGAAATACTTTAACTGGTAAAATAGCAATTAAACCTACACCGGCTCTTGAATTTATAGATCTTACATTCCAAGTTCTTCCTACTGGAGCAAATTTTGAAGATTTCTAAAAAAATCAAAAAAATAAAAAATAATAACATAAAATATAAAAATATAAAAATAAATGGCACAAACAGTATTCGTTTCACCGGGAGTATATACAAGAGAGCAAGATTTCACGTTCTTCGCTTCAAGAATAGGTATAACTAGATTGGGAATGGTGGGATTAACCTTAAAAGGTCCCGCATTTGAACCAGTAAAAGTTCCATCACAAGAGAATTTCTTGTTCAGATTTGGTGGTACCAATCCAGATTATCCTTTGCCTTACGTGGCAAATGCATTTTTGAATCAATCGTCTGAGTTGACGATGACAAGAGTGTTAGGAAAAGTTGGTTTCACAAATTCTCCTGCATGGATCATCTCTGCACCTACTGGAGCTTTATATTCTGGTACAACATCTAGATCTGGAATAACTTTTAATGCAAATACCACATCAGTTATAAACTTTACAATTAATACATTAGAGGATTATATTGGTGGTGTTAGTGGTGATATTTCTGGTAATACCGCTGGTGGTAACACTGTAAATATTCACTTCAGTGGTTCTGTAACAACAGCTGTTTATTCTGCAGCATTCAATGTTGTAGCATCTTCGCTTGGTATTATATCTACTGGTGGTAATGGGACTGATTTGATAATTCCAGATACTTTCTCATTGAACAGTAACGTAAGTATATCGAATGACTATTCTGGAGCAACTTTATGTGTTATTAGAAGTAAAAAAGATGGAAATGGTACTCCATATTATTCGGCAGAAACAGATTTGACTGTGTCTGGTTTAGGATCTCCTCTAGGTGTATTTAGTTTATCCGGTGGATCTAATACACCATTGACTGCTTTAACTAATTCAACTCTTAATGTTTCTTTAGATGAAACACAAAAAAGTTATATAGTAAATTCTTTAGGTACTAATCCAAAAAATGTAGCAGGCGATTATGGTTTATTTGTTGATGTTGTGACACCTCATTTTATAAGACAAGCATTTTCGGCAGGAACTTTAAATCTACTTGAAGGTTTATCGTATTCCAATACGGTTAATTTTACAAATTTTGCAGATTCATATAAGAATTCTACAACACCGATGATTGTTTCAAAAGTTATAGGTTCATCAGTAAGAGATATGTTTTATTTTGAAACAGTTTCTGATGGAGATGCCTCATCTAGAGAAATAAAAATTTCTATAGCTAATATAGACAACACAAATAAAGTATTTGATGTTGTTATTCGTAAATTCGAGGATACAGATGCTAATACTTTAACTAATGGAAGATTGGAATTATATAGGGGTCTTACAATGGATGACACTCAGCCGAATTTCATAGGTAAAGCAATAGGTACAACAGATGAAACATATCCAAGAGTTTCCCAATTCGTAACTGTGACTTTGGCTGATAATTTCCCAAGAAACACAGTTCCGGCAGGTTTTAAAGGTTACAATTTGAGAACATTCGCAGATTCAGGTTTAACTTCTACTCAATTATTATACAAAACATCATATGCTGCTACTGATACTGTTTCTAAAACATATTTAGGAATTTCTGAATTAGCTTATACTTTGTTTACTGCTAATTTAGTAGGTCAAAAGGCTTCAATAAAATCAATAGAAGCAGATTTATTTAAGTATCAAGGTGCTATCACAACTGGTGTTACAACAATAAAAGGCTTCCACATGGAAAGTGGTGCAACAACAGATTTGTTTGTAACTGGTACAAAAGGCTCTATTTCAGATTATACAAAATCTCAGGCTAAATTCACTGTAGCTCCGGCTGGTGGTTTCGACGGATGGAATCAATTTAGAACAGTTACATTTACTGATGACGCTAATGATTTAGACAACGTTCAAGCATTCAAAGATGCTGTAGATTTAATGGCAATCCCTGAAACAGTAGATGTTAATTTATTTGCCACTCCTGATTTAAATTGGTTTGATCATTATAAATCAGTAGAACATTCATTGACAATGGTTGAAAATAGAGCTGATGCAGTTTATATTATAGATGCTCCTCGTTATGCATCTGATGGTTCTCAAGATAGTGCTGCAATAGCAACCGATTTACAAGGAGTAGGATTAGATTCAAATTATGCAGCAACATACTGGCCTTGGATTCAAATTTTCGACGCTACATATCAACAATTTGTATTTACTTCTCCAACATCTCAAGTTGTTAAAAGCATAGCATTAACTGATAACATTGCTTATCCATGGTTTGCACCTGCTGGTTTAACAAGAGGTAAAGTTGATTGTGTGAAAGCTGATGTTAAATTAACTAGAGATGATAGAGATAATCTTTATGATGTAAATATCAACCCTATAAACACAACAATTCAAGAAGGTGTTACAATTCAAGGTCAAAAAACTCTTCAGGTTAAGCAATCTGCTCTTGATAGAATTAACGTAAGAAGACTCTTGTTGCAAGTTCGCAGATTGATTGCTGCAGCTTCTCAGACCTTGTTATTCGAACCTAACGATCAGACTGTACGTGACCAGTTCTTAGCTAAAGTTGAACCTTTGTTATTACAAATTCAAAACCAAAGAGGTCTTGCAGGATTCAGAGTAGTAGTTGACGATTTTAATAATGCTTCTGTAGATAGTGATAGAAATACCTTAACTGGTAAGATTCAAATCAAGCCTACTCCAGCTCTCGAATTCATTGACTTAACTTTCCAAGTTCTTCCTACTGGTGCTAATTTTGAAGACTTTTAATAAATAAAAGTTTTATAAAGAAAAGGGATCTGAAAAGGTCCCTTTTTTTATTTTATGTATGAAAGTATTCACTATTTTTTTATATAAATTATTTTTATTATGTGTCAAATAAAAATAAAATTATTTATTTATTTTTCATTCCTGAATTGAATATAAGTAAGATTGGAATAAGCAGAAATGCTACTAAAAGATTAAGTCAATTACAAACTGGTTGTCCTTATCAAATACAATTAATTAAAACATATAGTTCAGAATTTTCTACTAAAATTGAAAGAGTATTACATAGGTCATTCAGAACAAAAAAAGTTGATTCGTTTGAATATGCCTTGTTAGGAGAATGGTTTAATTTAGAAATAGATTCAATATTAAAATTCGAGGAAATTTGCTCTGAAATAGAGAAAAATATTATCTATTTAAAGAAAGAAAACAATCCTTTTCTATGATATGTGAAGTACAAATTTCATACTTCCGCAATCCCAAATTCTATCCATTCTATTTTTTTTTGCTATTTGCCATTCAGTCAATTCAGAATTTTCATTGAATAATTTTATTAATTTTTGTTTATTATATTTGAAACGGTGATATCTTATAAAATAGTTACTTTTTTCGAAGTAAAAATAATTAGGTTTAGTTGTATTGATATATTCGAAATTGCATTTATGGTAAACAGTATTTTCCGGATTTAAACCACTCCAACGACAATCTGCATAAGTGAAAATCTCTTTAGTTTCAGGATTGTTTTTTAAAAAATGATTTAAAAGTTTTTCAAAACCCCCAATAATATTATAGTCAATTTTAGAGCAAAAACGAGATAATTCTACTGAATTTTCTTTGTCCTGATTATTTTTTAATTTGTTTCCAAGGGCTAGTCTAGGTTTACAAAAAGTCATTACTGAAACAATTTCATTTTTTAAAAATAAACCATAACTTTTGAAGTTCACATCATTTCCCTGTATATGATTTTCTTCTAAAAATAATTTCTTTTCCATAAATGTGATTTCTTTTATTTCACAATTTCTTGCATAAATTTTATTAGGCGTTAAATTCAAATAATTCTTAATTCTACTTTTCACTATATCCTTTTTAAACATCCATTCATCTTCAAAAATATGTATCAATTTAATATTTTCATTATTACATAATTGAGATTTTTTTAAATGATAATTGGGAAGTTTGTTTCCACCCATTTCAGAGTGAAAATAATTCCCATTCAATTCAAATGCTATTTTGTGATCTTGTAAGTAGAAATCTAACTCCAGAGGAGCAATAATTTTTTTTGTATTCTCAACATATTCTAGATTTAGTGAATCTAAAAAATCTTTGAATTCACCTTGTTGTTTTGAAATGCTAGTTAATGGATAACATCTTCTACAAATTGGTATAGAATCAAAAGACCATTCGAATATATTGTCACATAATTTACAAGTAAGTTGATATTTCAAATAGTGTAATTTGCCTTCATCTGTCTTTATTCTTAATTTATTGTATTGATTAATATCGAACTTCAAATCATTTTTAGCTAAAATTTCCTTTATTTTATTTGTTTTGTTTAGCTTTTGGATGCCCAAATAAAGATCAGAGCTAAAATAATAATCTGAATTAAATTTATTTTGGTTTGTTTTTTTTAAATTATCTTTGCATTTATCAGTTTGTAAAGTATAATCAACTCCGTATTTATCTCTATTTGTTTGTTTGAGTTTGTCTAAGGACTCTTTAGTTTTGAGGTGATGATCAACTTTATATTTATCTAAAGTTGTTTTTTTTGCTTTCTCTCTATTATTAAAATTTGGATCATTATATTTTAATAATTTTGTTTGATCAGATTTTTCTTTATAATCCTTTATTTTAGATGGGTGTTCTACATCATACTTCTCTTTCAAAGAGCTCTTTATTTTTTCATAATTATTATATTTCTCATCTCCGTATTTTTCCTTCTTGATTTGTTTTAAATTATCATAATAATTATCAGTTTCAAAAAAACTTTTTTTACCATATTTTTTTTCTATGGTATCAAAAATTTTTTTCATCCTTTCGTCTTTATGGTTTTTTCTATATAATTCAGTGCATTTTTCACTGCAATTTTTTTTGTTTTTCTTGTTACCAGCATCGAATTCCTTTTTGCATGTTTCACAAACTTTAACTCGTTGAATTTTAGGTCTTCCCATTGTTTTTATATATGATATATAATATTGTGTTAATGTAAATATACATAAAAAAATAAAAAAAACTCAAATTTTTTTTTTTTACTTTATTTATTAATAAATAAAAACTTAAATATCATGCCAACACTAATGTTTAGACCGGTTCCAATTGATCAGGAACCTAAAATGAAAAACAGATTCGTTCTTGAATTTCCTACGGAATTAGGTATTGAATCTTATCTAGTACAGACTTCCAAGAAGCCTTCGATATCAATAGATAAAGTAGATATTCCTTACATGAATACTAAAACATACATTGCTGCGAAATACGCTTGGGATGAAATGGATGTTACGTTTATCGATGTTATCGGACCTTCTACGACTCAGAAAGTAATGGAGTGGGTTCGTTTACATGCTGAATCTACAACTGGTAAAATGGGTTACGCAGTAGGTTACAAGAAAAACCTTGTATTGAAAGCTCTTGATCCAGTAGGTGTAGAAGTCGAAAAATGGACTCTTGTTGGATGTCAAATAGTTAAAGCATCTTTTGATGATTACGATTATGGTGCAGCAGAACTTGCAAAAGTGAGCATCACAATCCAACCAGATAGATGTTTATTATCAGCATAATAACAAAATAAAATATTTTCGGTTTTTTATTGTGAGCGACACTGAAAAAGTGTCGCTTTTTTTATAACTCATAGTCATCAAACCTTTTTTTATTCTATTTATTTGAAATGAGATATTAATGTCAAAATTAAGAATTTATAAGGAATTTTACAGAATAGATTATATAGACGGAGTAAATGATAATTATACATTAATTGACCCATTTTCATTAACCGCAGCAACGTATAATTTTAGTACAAGTCAAGTAGTTGAAAGTTTAACAACTACTCAAGAAAGTTTGGGTAATTATTATATTGAATTAAACGGTTCTCTTTACACGTTTCCTACAGTTTATCAAATAATTTGGTATGTAGAATATTTGAATAATGGAATTGTAAAACAATTGAGAACTAAATTCTTATTTGATCCTGTTAAAAATTATATAATTTCTGAATTGGATATAGAATTTTCTAAATATGTAAATATAAATTATGAAATAAGCAATTCTGTTCCTTTAGATTATGAAATTAAAATAAATTAAGATGAACCAAAAACCATTTATAATAAAAAGAAATGATACATTGCCAGATTTGCAAATAAACATTAAAACAAGAAGTTGTATAAATGCCATTATACCTTTTGATTTGTCTAATGTAACAGGTTGCACATTTTCAATGATAGATGAGTGTGGTTCTGTTGTAATAGCTTCTAATACGGCTCAAGTAATTAATGCATCAGCTGGAACAGTTCAATATACTTGGTTGGAAGGGGATACAAGTATGAGTGGTAAATTTCAAGGAGAATTTGAATTGTTTTTTGACGATGGAAAAAAAATATCCATACCTAGCTTAGGGGGAATTGAAATATTCATAGATCAAGATATTAATAATTTATAAATAGAATAGATGTCCGGTTATTACATAATACCTGTTGTTGGTGGTTCACAATTTAGCGGAGGTACAGTATCTGGAGATACTAACTTTTTGTCTAATTTATCAGCTAATACTTTTTATTTAACCAATACACCCAATAACAATAATTCATCTAATTATGTACTTGTTTATAATAACACAACAAATGTAATTGAATACCGAGACGCATCCTCGATTGGAGTGTTGGGTAATTTCTTACCAATAAGTGGTGGGACTTTGACAGGTCAATTAAACGTACCTTCAATTTCTGGAAGTTCAATAACTGGATTTACTTTTTATTCAGGATCAACTCCTTTACAAAATATATTCCCTTACAGTGGAACAAATATAGGATCAGGATCAACTGGAATTTTTGCTCAGAAAAATAATGATTTATTAGAATTTAAAACCTTATCTGCTGGAACAAAAGTTTCAATAACAGGAACCTCTGATACTGTAATTATTTCAACATCCGGAATAAATAACTATTATATCCAAACCATTGCACCATCTGGAACTACAAATTCTCCACTATACGATGGAGATAGATGGTTCAATACAGTTAACGGTTTAGAGTTTGTTTACATAGATGATGGTAATTCTTCCCAATGGGTTGAGATTTTTGCTGCGACACCACAGTATGAAAATTACGGAACTTATGAAATAAATGTAAACTCTTTTAATTTATCATTCGATTATTTTTATTATGGAATTATTTATGATGGGGCAGTAAATTTATACTTACCGTCTTGCACTGGTTTAGATGGTAAAAAATTAACTATAAAAGATGAATTAGGAAATTGTAATCAATTAGGAAAAAGAATAAGAATATCTGGAGCAACAGGAGAAAATATAGATGGAAATAATTATGTGGATATGGCAATATCAAAAATGGCTTTACAAGTAATATCAAGATCAAATAACTGGTATATAATATAAAAAATAAATGAGTTACATATTCAATAGCAATTCAACAGTTTCATTCGCAGATAATGCAACAATAGATGCATTCGGTAGACTTCGAGTTTCTGAAATTACTAGTTATTTAGAATTAAAATATTTATCTGATAAACAACCACTATTGGTAGATGAAATTATTAGTGGTTCTTCTACCTCTGCTTTTAATTCCAATAACTCAGAAATTAATATGAATGTTTTTGGTTCTGGAGATCTTGTAATTAGACAATCGAAATATAGAGGAATATATCAACCCGGAAAGGGTCAATTGTTTGAAGCTAGTTTTTCTGATTTTAATATTGAATCTGACGTTATAAAAAGGGTCGGATATTTTTCATCTTCTTTTGATATACCATATTCATCAACTCTAGATGGATTCTTTTTAGAATCAAATGGAGTTGATAATTCAATATCATTTCAAATATGGAAGAAAGGTACTCAAATTTTTAGTGGTGGAACTGATTCTTGGAATAATAATGAATTTGACATTACAGCATTAGATTGGAGTAAAACAAATCTTTGTTTAGTGGATTTTCAATGGCTTGGAGTAGGACGAGTTAGATTCGGATTAAATTTAAGTGGTATAACTTATTTCTTTGCTGAGCATTCTGGTACTGGTCATTTGGATAATGTATATATGGTTTCTCCAAATCAGCCTATAAGATATGAAATAAGATCTTCTGGTGGTGCTGGACAATTCAATCAGATATGTTCTCAAGTAAGTATCGAAGGATCATTAAACTCACTAAATAAAACAGTTGGATTAAGTAATGCTACTGAGATAACATGTTCTACTTCAGGAGTTACATATCCTATAATAGGATATAGATTAAAAACTGGTTCTACATTTTCAAACGCTATAATTGATTATGTGGCTGTTTTACAAACAACAAACGATAATTATTTGGCAAGTATACAGTTTAATCCAACTTTAAGTTCTCAACCTTCATATACTGATGTAAATAATTCATCAATACAATATGCTGTTGGTAATGGAACTATTACGGTTACTTCAGCTGGTCATATTATTTCTAACTATATAGGTAAAGCAGGAAGTTTAGGAACAGATAAATTTGATTATAAAGATAATTCAATAAAACCCGGAGTTGGAATAAGTGGAAACCAAGATACTGTTTGGTTTTGTGTTACTCCACTTTCAAATAATAGCAAATTCAGAACTTCAATAAACATAAATTACTTTGATTAAAAAATGCCAATAAATTTTCCAATAAATCCAACTATAGGTCAAACCTATACCTATGATTCGAAAACATGGGAATGGGAAGGTAGTTATTGGAAAGCATTGGGGATTGTTCCCGCAAATGGTTCTTCTGGAACAAGTGGTAGTGCAGGTAGTTCTGGTACAAGTGGTAGTTCGGGTAGTTCAGGAACTAGCGGTAGTTCGGGTAGTGCAGGTACATCAGGAAGTTCTGGTAGTGCAGGTACATCGGGTAGTTCAGGAAGTTCTGGTGAAAACGGAAGTTCTGGTTCATCTGGTAGTGCAGGTACATCGGGCAGTTCAGGAAGTTCTGGTGCAAACGGCAGTTCTGGCTCATCTGGTAGTGCAGGTACATCGGGTAGTTCAGGAAGTTCTGGTGAAAACGGAAGTTCTGGTTCATCTGGTAGTGCAGGTACATCGGGCAGTTCAGGAAGTTCTGGTGCAAACGGCAGTTCTGGCTCATCTGGTAGTGCAGGTACATCAGGTAGTGCAGGTTCTGCTGGTACAAGTGGTAGTGCAGGTACATCGGGTAGTGCAGGTACATCGGGCAGTTCAGGAAGTTCTGGTGCAAACGGCAGTTCTGGCTCATCTGGTAGTGCAGGTACATCGGGTAGTTCAGGAAGTTCTGGTTCATCTGGTAGTGCAGGTACATCGGGTAGTTCAGGAAGTTCTGGTGTAAACGGAAGCTCTGGTTCATCGGGTAGTGCAGGAAGTGCAGGCACATCGGGTAGTTCAGGAAGTTCTGGTATAAACGGAAGTTCTGGTTCATCTGGTAGTGCAGGAAGTGCAGGCACATCGGGTAGTTCAGGAAGTTCTGGTGCAAACGGCAGTTCTGGTTCATCGGGTAGTGCAGGAAGTGCAGGCACATCGGGTTCATCTGGTAGTGCAGGTACATCGGGATCTTCTGGTAGTTCTGGAGTTAACGGAAGCTCTGGTTCAGCAGGTACATCTGGGGTAGATGGTGCTAGTGGAACTTCTGGAACAAGTGGAACTTCAGGATCATCTGGTAGTGCAGGTACATCAGGTTCATCAGGAAGTTCTGGTGCAAATGGAAGCTCAGGCTCATCAGGAATAAATGGAAGTTCAGGTTCATCTGGGATAAATGGAAGTTCAGGTTCTTCTGGTAGTGCAGGTATATCGGGAAGTTCTGGTTCATCTGGGATTAATGGAAGTTCTGGTTCTTCTGGTGAAAATGGAAGTTCAGGCTCTTCTGGTAGTGCAGGTACATCAGGAAGTTCTGGTTCATCTGGAATAAATGGAAGTTCTGGTTCTTCTGGTAGTGCAGGTACATCGGGAAGTTCTGGTTCATCTGGTAGTGCAGGTACATCGGGTTCATCTGGTAGTGCAGGAACTAGTGGTAGTTCTGGCAGTGCGGGTACATCTGGTTCATCTGGTAGTTCTGGTATAAATGGTAGCTCAGGTTCATCTGGTAGTGCAGGTACATCGGGTTCATCTGGTAGTGCAGGAACTAGTGGTAGTTCTGGCAGTGCAGGTACATCAGGATCTTCTGGTAGTTCTGGTATAAATGGAAGTTCCGGTTCATCTGGAAGTTCTGGTACAAGTGGTAGTTCGGGTAGTGCAGGAACATCTGGTTCATCTGGTAGTTCTGGTACATCAGGATCATCTGGTAGTGCAGGAACTAGCGGTAGTGCAGGTTCATCAGGCACAAGTGGTAGTGCAGGTAGTTCAGGAACTAGCGGTAGTGCAGGTTCATCTGGCACAAGTGGTAGTGGAGGTAGTTCAGGTATAGATGGAAGTTCCGGTTCATCTGGAAGTTCTGGTACATCAGGATCATCTGGTAGTGCAGGAACATCTGGTTCTGCTGGTACATCCGGTTCATCAGGTAGTGCAGGTTCATCCGGCATTGATGGTGTGTCAGGCGGACAAAATTACTTTTTGAATTATTCGGTAACTCAAAGTCCTTTAACATATAAAGAATTAGGTCGTTTTACGACAGGTGCTGGTCAGCAAACGGTCGCAATTACTTTGACATCAAATCAACAAGATGTATTGTTTGGTGAGTTCATTACTGATGTTGGAGATCCAAATGTTTTGATTATACCAAATGGTATTTGGCACAGTTATGTTTATTGGACTAAACCTACAGACCTTTCTGATTGTGAATATTATTTCACAATAACAAAAAGAGAATCTGGTGGTACAGAAACTTTGTTATTCACATCAGATAGTGTTAAAATAGGTTGGAATGGAAATAACACAACACCTGTTGAAACAAAAGCAAATGGTGTTGTTCCTACCAATATTTTGGACTTAACGGACAGATTAATAATTAGGGTTTATGTAAATAACAATGATCCTCTCAATAGGCTTGTAACTTTTTATACTGAAGATGCTACATATTCTTATGTGGTCACAACTTTATCCACGCCATCTGGAACATCAGGCAGTGCAGGTTCATCTGGTACTTCTGGTTCATCTGGTAGTGCAGGAACAAGTGGCAGTGCAGGTTCATCTGGTACATCAGGTAGTTCAGGATCATCTGGTACAAGCGGTAGTGCAGGTAGTTCTGGTATAGACGGAAGTTCCGGTTCATCTGGAAGTTCGGGCACAAGCGGTAGTTCGGGTAGTGCAGGAACAAGTGGTAGTTCGG